GCCTCTCGACAATTATGTCGCCTCAACTTTATTCACTACAGATCGCTCAGTTTTCTGTTTATTCAACAAATACTGTACCGTTTTAAACTGTAGAATTCCTCTTGGTGACTTAAAAACATCCTTATGTGCTGTGGTGTAAGAGGGAATAAATCCTTTAATTGTCTTGGCTTCTTTAACGGTCTGGACTAAATGTCTTTTAAAGAACCCTGGAATAGATAAACCTAACCTATATCTATCCCCTTCAAGGAAAAACTCTATTAACTCTGTAAATTTAGGATTATGTTTACAATTTTCTAATATCATAATCCATCGGAGAATCTCCATCTTTTCATTCCATTTCTTGGGATCATGAAATCTCTCCGGATTCATCGCACTGTTTAAGGCTAGAACAGTGGGATAACAACCTGCCACCATATCAGTTCCTGGGACCAGAACTTCAGGTGTGAAAAATCTCTGCAGGTATACTACCGTGTTTCTATTAACTCGCTGTTTCTCAGGATTAGCTGTTAGCCCAAATGCTTCAGCGGCTTTAGAAATACATTGTCCAATCTCTTCTTCTGACATATCGTCACCAAATGTCAAAGCTCCATCATCACCGAGCAATTGTGATCCGGAGTTCTGTTCGAGGTATAGATGCACTCCCTGAGATACTATACTCTCTACTAAATTAGTCCATCCCGATCCAGACGCTATCCCATGTTCTCCCTGCGTTACTGTATTGTCGTCGATCATTATTGGGATGTTAATTACATGGTGTAAGGACTTCTTCAATAAAGGTCTGTCCTTAGGCTGAAAGATTGGTGCAACTACATCGTACACAAAATCCATTGCCCAAGACCTACACGCAGTGTCCATCTTGGTGTAGTCCATAGCAGCCTTCCAGTATTTTGTGAAGAAACCTTGTCTATGCATGGCAATCTCTACGTCGTCAAAGCCTTCCCAAGCACTAAAGCTGAGTACCTTATTCTTACGGATCAAGTCCATGATGGGCAAAACAAATTGTTTCTCCACTAAATTTGTGGACATAGGGAACATGAAGATAAATCTGGGCTTTAATCTAGCAGACCTACGTCCGAGGACCGCGGGATACATTTCCCACTTGCCACTCTTTGCGTCCTTAACGGCCCTGGATTGGACTTCAGGGGCGCTACGCTTACTAAAATCTGGCAAACCAGAATTAGTATCGACTTTTGACTCTTCGATGTCGCGTTGCAGGACCTGCTCTGGAGTTAGAGCTCGAAGATCATGAGCATTACTAAAAAGTAACTCTCTCGTCTGTGTAATAAGGCGGGACCTTAATTCTTCGGACATTGTGGGCGCATTTCTAGGAGTGAAATACATTTCCAGATCTTCCATAGAATCCTTCAGGGGGGGATAAGCACCCTGTGGTCCAAATTTAGCCCAACGGGTTTCTTCATATTCCG